GTTCTGGACTCTGGGGTCAAGAAGCTCAGGGTGTTGACTTCAGTTCTATCGGTAACGTAACCTACTCAATGGCTGGTGGTGTTGACTATCAAGCTGGTGGTGGTATGGCCGCTACTTTGGGTGATCTGAATACTTCGTATCGTCTATTCAGTAACAGAGACGAGATCGCAGTTGACTACCTTATCATGGGTCCTGGTCTTCTAAACGAGAATGAATCACAAGCTAAGGCAAACCTCCTGATATCACTGGCTGAAGGAAGAAAGGATTGTATGGCTACGATCTCACCACACAGGGCTAACGTAGTTAACGTCAACAACCCCGATACACAGACTGAAAACCTCCTGAGGTTCTATTCTTCACTGGCTTCCTCCTCATACGCTGTGTTTGACAGTGGTTACAAGTACACCTACGATAGGTTCAATAACGAGTTCCGTTATCTTCCAACCAACGCTGATGTGGCTGGTTTGATGGTAAGAACGGCTATCGAAGCTTTCCCCTGGTTCTCACCAGCTGGTTTGGCTAGAGGTGTTCTGAACAACGCTATCAAGTTGGCATACAACCCCAACAAGGCACAAAGAGATGTCCTGTATGGAGCTAGAGTTAACTCCATCATCAATCAGAGAGGATCTGGTATTCTCCTGTTCGGTGATAAGACTGGTCTGGCATACGCTTCAGCGTTTGATAGAATCAATGTTAGAAGATTGTTCCTCACAGTGGAACAGGCTCTCGAAGGAGCAGCTAACGCACAACTCTTTGAACTCAACGATCCTATTACGAGGTCCAACTTCGTCAATATCGTTGAACCTTATCTGAGAGATGTTGAGGCCAAGAGAGGACTCACTGGATTCCTGGTTGTTTGTGACACTACAAACAACACTCCTGATGTCATTGACAACAATGAGTTCAGAGCGGATATCTACCTGAAGCCCACAAGGTCTATCAACTACATCACTCTGACATTCGTAGCCACCAGAACTGGTGTCTCGTTTGAAGAAGTTGTTGGTACTGTTTGATCGATACTAACAAATAAAACGGAGGAACTCTAACAATGGCAGCAACTAAAACACTCTCACAATTCAAATCAAGACTCGCGGGTGGTGGGGCCCGCCCCAACCTATTTGAGGTAACTCTTCCAGCTTTCCCCGGTGCGGCCGAGGAATTCTGGGGTGAGGGAGATAACGAGTCAAACACTAAGTTCAGTTTCCTGTGTAAGGCAGCTCAACTTCCTGCTTCTAACGTAGCAGAAGTACCTGTGGCTTTCAGAGGTCGTCAGCTCAAAGTGGCTGGTGAAAGAACATTCGATCCTTGGGTCGTTACTATCATCAACGATGAGGACTTTGGTCTGAGAACTTCTTTTGAAGGTTGGATGAACAAACTCTCCAAACTGAATGACGCAACTGGTGTTACCAATCCTACTTCTTACATGACCAACGCTTATGTCAAGCAGTTGGGTCGTGGTTTTGAGAAGTTCTCTGAAACTAATCAGGGTGGTGAATCATCAGTTCTGAGAACTTATAAGTTCTATGATATCTGGCCCACAGCTGTAAGTGCTATCGATTTGAACTACGATACTGACGGAACAGTGGAACAGTTTGACGTAAGCTTCGCGGTTCAGTACTTCACTATTGGTGAATCTGATGAGTCAACTTCATCTGATGATAGTTCTTCAGGTCAGGTAATCCAGTAAGTCGTCTAAATAACTAGAACGGAAGTTTTAGTTACTCTATAAAATGGCGAGACTATTTGGATTCTCAATTGAAGATACCGAGAAAACTCCGCCTGGTGTAGTATCTCCGGTCCCACCGAATAAAAACGATGGGAACGAGAGCTACATCAGTTCGGGGTTTTTTGGTAGCTATGTAGATATTGAAGGTGTATATAAGAACGAGAACGATCTCATTCGTAGATATCGTTCGATGGCTTTGTACCCTGAGTGTGACAGTGCCATTGAAGATATTGTCAATGAAGCTATTGTTGCTGACACCAACAATAGTCCTGTAAGTATTGAACTCTCAAATCTTAACGCCAGTGATGGTATTAAGAAAAAAGTAAGAGAAGAGTTTAAGTATATCCTAGAACTTTTAGATTTTGATAAGAAAGCACATGAGATTTTCCGTAACTGGTATATCGACGGAAGACTCTATTATAACAAAGTAATTGATCAGAAGAATCCTCAAGAAGGTATTCAAGAACTGAGATATATTGACTCTGCAAAGATGAGATATATTCGTAAAATCAAGAAAGATAGAAATAGTGGTTTAGACAGAGCACAGAAAGAGAATCCATCATCATACAATTTCCCTGAATTAGAGGAGTATTTCATCTATACTCCTGGTGGAAATAATGCAAGTGGATATGGTGCCTCACCCGTCAAGGGTATTCAGATGACAAAGGATTCTATCACTTATTGTACATCTGGATTGGTAGATAGAAATAAGGGATCAACTCTTTCTTGGCTTCATAAGGCTATCAAACCTCTTAATCAGTTGATGATGATTGAGGATAGTCTGGTAATCTATCGTCTTTCAAGGGCACCTGAACGTAGAATCTTCTATATTGATGTTGGTAATCTGCCCAAGATGAAAGCAGAACAATATCTCCGTGATGTCATGCAGAGATATAGAAACAAGTTGGTCTATGATGCCAACACTGGTGAGATCCGTGACGATAAAAAATTCATGTCGATGATGGAGGACTTCTGGCTTCCTCGTCGTGAAGGTGGTCGTGGCACAGAAATCACCACACTTCCTGGTGGACAGAATCTTGGTGAAATCACTGATATTAATTACTTCCAGAAGAAACTCTACAGAGCATTGAATGTTCCAGAGACTCGTCTTCAAACTGAAGCTGGATTCTCGATGGGTCGTTCTTCTGAAATCTTGAGAGATGAAGTCAAGTTCTCCAAATTTGTTGGAAGAATGAGAAAGAGATTCTCTGAGATGTTCAGTGATATGTTGAAAACTCAGTTGATTCTTAAGAATATAATCACTCCTGAAGATTGGGAGTATATGAGTGATCATATTCAATATGACTTCTTGTATGATAATCACTTCGCAGAACTCAAAGAGACAGAACTTTTGAGAGAAAGACTGACTCTGGCGGAACAAACACAACAATATGTTGGTAAGTATTACTCCAATGATTATCTAAGAAGACATGTTCTCCGTCAAACTGACGAAGAAATCAAAGAACAGGATGAATTGATCGAAAAAGAAATTCAATCTGGAGCACTTCCAGATCCAGCGATGCAATCTTTAGACCCAATGGCAGGTGGTGATCAAGCTGTAGGTGCAGCACTTCCACCACCAACTAGTGGGTCTGCTCCACTGGAACCTGAGGCAGATGAGGCTCCAGAAACTCCCGCCGGTGGCACGATCTAAATAGAGGAAATTAACCTATGGACATGGATGAACTTATGAGTCTTCTTGTGAAGGATGAATCACCTTCAGAAGTAAGTGATGCAATTAAAGATCAGTTGTTTTCAAGAACTGCTGAAAAGATTCAAAACATCAGACCTCAAGTAGCCGCATCTGTTTTTGATGGGGATATTGATTTTGATTCTGAAGAAGGGGAAGTTGAGTTCAACAATGACGTAGAACTTGAACTCGATCCTGAAACTGAGATTGAATAAATAAAAACATACACTAGGTATAACAATGGCCAGGACATTACTAGTAGGGGCTGAAATTGCGTGTCCCACTACTGCTGGAGCCGCTACTAGTTTTACACAAGCTACTGTGGTTCGTTTAGTCAATACTGATTCATCGGCACATAAGGTGACTCTTCTTGAGGAGCAAAGTGGTGCTGGTATTGGTTCAATGACACTTCCCGCTGGTAGGGTTGAGTATTTGGAGAAAAAGTCATCTCAGGTTATCTTTGCAGCTAATGCAGGTGTCCTTGGTGCAAACGTAGGTTACACAGCTTAATCCCATGAAACTTATCAGAGAAGAAATCGAAACAGTAGATTTTATCGTTGAAGAACGCAACGGTAAGAAGTCTATGTATATCGAAGGTGTTTTCTTGCAGGGAGACATCAAGAATAGAAATGGTCGTATGTATCCTATGGAGTGTCTCAGAAGAGAAGTCCAAAGATACAGTGAAAACCACATTTCATCGGGGAGAGCTCTTGGAGAACTCGGACATCCAGATGGCCCAACAGTTAATCTGGATCGCGTCAGTCACAAGATTGTTTCACTCAAAGAAAACGGCACCAATTTTATTGGTAAGGCGAAAATCCTTTCTACTCCAATGGGTAAGATTGCAGAATCTCTCATCAACGAAGGAGTTAAACTTGGTGTTTCTTCTAGAGGAATCGGATCACTCAAGCAAACAAGAGAAGGTGTAAACATTGTTGGTGACGACTTTATGTTGTCAACTGCAGCTGATATCGTATCTGATCCTTCTGCACCTGATGCTTTCGTTGAAGGCATTATGGAAGGTAAAGATTGGGTATGGGATGGTGGTATTCTGAGGGAAGCTCAGGTAGCTAAAACCTACAAAACCATCAATACTCTTGTAACCCAAAAGCAACTTGACGAGAAAAAAGTTGAACTTTTCAACAACTTCTTGAACAATCTGTAAGTATCAATACAGAGATACCAATATTATAAATAAATATAGATTAAATAAGGTTAATCGGAGTAACATTCAAATGTCTCGTGGAGATTTACAAGAAATGGAGCAATCTAAAACTGCTGTGAACGCGAACGCTAAGCCTGGTGATCCTATGCCTACAATGGCAGATCCCGGTACACAGCTCGGTTCTGTAGAAGACCTCGGTGGTCCTACCCCCGAAAACTACAAACCCGATGACGATTCGGCTAAGCTCAAAGAGCCCAAGATCGCAACCGTCAAGGATGTAGTTAACAAGGGTGCTAAGGCCGCTGATCCTATGAAAGGAATGAAGGAAGAAGACGAAGTTGATTCCGAAGATGTCCTTGAAGAGGAAGAAGAGGTTGTAGCAGAAACTACCGAAGAAGAGTACGATATCGAAGAAGATGTCAACGCACTTCTTGGTGGTGAAGAGCTCTCCGAAGAGTTTAGAGAAAAGGCTAAGGTTGTATTCGAGGCCGCTCTTAATTCTAAGGTATCCGAAATCTCCGAGGCTCTTGAAGCCCAGTATGAAATCAAACTGGAAGAAGCAAAGGAAGGTCTGAAAGAAGCCCTTACCGAAAGAGTCGATTCGTATCTTGAGTACGTCGCTGAAGAGTGGATGACCGAGAACGAACTTGCTATCGAACACGGTCTCAAGACCGAAATGACTGAGTCCTTCCTCTCTGGTATGAAGGGACTTTTTGAAGAACATTATGTAACTATTCCTGAAGACAAATATGATGTACTTGAGAGCATGGTAGCTAAACTTGATGATATGGAGACAAAACTCAATGAACAGATTGACAAGAACATTGGTCTGAATAAGAGACTCGCTGAGTCTTCCGCAGATTCAATCCTGTCAGTCGTTTCTGAGGGACTCGCAGAGACCCAAAAAGAGAAACTCGCTGTACTTGCAGAGAATGTTGAGTTTGAAAGTGAACAAGAATATCGTGAGAAGCTGGAAACACTGAAGGAGTCATACTTCTCCAGAAGTCCTGTTTCAAACTCGGAAGCCCCACAGACCTTGTCTGAGGGTGTAGACACAACCGACGCTCCTGTGAGCACCGGTATGGAAGCCTATCTCAGAACACTGGGTGCTTTCAAAAAGTGAATTTTAGATTAATTCAAACAAACAACTGTAAAAAACAAAGGTAAAAGCAAATGTTCCAATCCGAGCATCTGCAGGAAAAGTGGAGTCCTCTCCTCGACTATGAGGGTCTTGATCCTATCAAAGATAGTCATCGTAGAGCTGTAACCGCTGTCCTGCTTGAGAACCAAGAGAAATTCCTTAAGGAAGAGCAAGCCTTCTCTCAGGGTATCAACCTGATGGAAGCCCCCACTAACGCAGCTGGTAGTAACCCTGCTGGTTTTAGTGGTTCCGCCGCCGAGGCCGGCCCTGTTGCTGGTTTCGACCCTGTTCTGATCTCCCTGATCAGACGTGCAATGCCTAACCTGGTTGCATATGACCTGGCAGGTGTTCAGCCTATGAACGGTCCTACCGGACTCATCTTCGCGATGAGAAGCCGTTACGAGAACCAGTCTGGAGACGAGACCTTCTTCAACGAAGTCGATACCGCCTTCTCTGGTCAGGACGCAGGCTTCAACCTGACTGGTGGAATGTCCGACGTAACCGCTGGTCTTGGTACCACGGCTCAGTCTGGTGACAACCCCGCTGTTCTGAACCCCGTTGGAACTGCTACCTCTACCGCCTATGATGTAGGCCAGGGTATGCAGACTGGCGACGCTGAGAATCTTGACGGCACTGGTGGAGACGCCTTCAACCAGATGGCCTTCTCGATTGAGAAAGTCACCGTTACCGCTAAGTCAAGAGCACTGAAGGCTGAGTACAGTCTTGAACTGGCTCAAGACCTCAAGGCTATTCACGGTCTGAACGCTGAAGCCGAACTGGCTAACATCCTCTCTACTGAGATCCTCGCTGAAATCAACAGAGAAGTCATCCGTACTATCTACAAGACGGCTGAACAGGGTGCAGCTCAGAACGTAGCCACCGCTGGTGTATTTGACCTGGACGTTGACTCCAATGGTCGTTGGTCCGTTGAGAAGTTCAAAGGACTTCTGTTCCAAATCGAGCGTGACGCTAACGCGATCGCACAAAGAACTCGTAGAGGAAAGGGCAACATGGTTCTGTGTTCCGCAGACGTTGCTTCCGCACTGACCATGGCTGGTATCCTGGATTACACCCCAGCACTGAACGCTAACCTGAACGTAGATGACACCGGCAACACTTTCGCTGGTACCATCAACGGTAAGTTCCGTGTATACATCGACCCCTATTCGGCTAACCTGACCTCCTCTAACGGAGCTAATGGTAACCAGTATTATGTCGTTGGTTACAAGGGTTCTTCACCCTATGACGCAGGTCTGTTCTATTGTCCTTATGTTCCTCTCCAGATGGTACGTGCCGTCGGTGAGAACAGCTTCCAGCCCAAGATTGGCTTCAAGACCCGTTATGGTCTCGTCGCTAACCCCTTCGCAGAAGGTCTTGACCAAGGACTGGGTCGCCTCCGTGTTAACTCCAACCGTTACTACAGACGTGTTGCTGTTAAGAACCTCATGTGATGGTTGTTGTGGGTCAGGTTGTCCCACATGTCCATTCAGACCACCTTCGGGTGGTCTTTTTTTATGCATTTACTAAATAGGGGCACTTACATCACTCGCCATGAAGAATAATCAATGGGGAAAGAAGGTAGCTGTAGGAATATTGTGTGTTGTTGGTGTGGCTCATGTTGGAGCACTTATTGGTCACACAGTTAGACAACCAGTTCAACCTGTTCAAGTATCTTATCCACCTGTAGGAGAATACTCTTCTTATACTGTCAATGTCAATCCTGATGGTGGATATAGTATTGATTACAGAGGACATGATCCTACAGTATTGGAAGAGGGTTCCTATGTAGATCAATCCAATGGTGTGTTTGGTATTGGTGGAAGAAGAACAACCACTAGAAATACACAATATATTTCAGGATCTAGACCTGAGGGAAAGGAGAATGCGAGATCCGAAGAGTGTATCAAGGCGGAAGGTGGAGGAGAGTCCAACGGTGCACTGGTGGGAGCTAGCATAGCTTCGGGTCTCGCACCTGCTGTCACTGGTATTCCTTATATTGGTTGGTTGGCGTCAGGTTGGTTGGTCATGTTTGGTCAAGATATGGGTTCCTCTGTTGGTGGTGAGATAGCCAGTACAATAAAGGGATGTTGATAAATAACTAAAAACTATGGCTTTCTATCACTAGAGAGGAATAATGGCAAGTTTTTACATCCAAAGACCACAGTCAATAGACAAATCCAAGGTCGCCTACTATGTCAAGAAGCATCATTGGTCTGACGACTATGGTGCAAGGAAGACTTGGGCAACAAGTACAACCCCCACTAACCTGATGAAAAACCCTGATGGTAAGAATGGTGGTTGGGAAGGAGCAACTGTCGTAGAAGAATGAGTGAAGAAGTATCACAAAGTTATCCAACTATTACACAACTTACAAATAGAAACTACCTAGCACCAACTGGTTTCTATTTCACCGTGAATAGAGCTCCCTTAGTCGGTTACTTTGGGACTGAAGTAAACGTGCCTGGGTTGGACCTGAGTGTTGCAGTGCAACCAAATTATCTGAGTAACATTCCTCGTCCCGGTGAAAAGATTCAGTTTGGTGATCTCAACCTTACCTTCCTGGTTGACGAGGATCTTGTAAACTATAACGAAATTCAGAAATGGATGAGAGGACTTGGTTTCCCCGAGTCACTACAACAAATATATGATTGGCAAACTGAAGAGAAACCTCAGAACTATCCGTCCAACTACAAAGACGAGGCGGATCTAAACCTATTCTCTGACGGAACACTTCTAATCTACAACTCAACGGATAACCCTAACTTCAAAGTTATATTCCGTGATATGTGGCCCTCTTCACTATCACCACTACAGTTTGACTCAAAAGTATCTGATGTTCAGTACTTGTCAGCGTCTGTCACTTTCAAGTATACTATCTATAACATCGAACCTATGATTTGTTGTTGATGTATGATAGACCTTGAAACACTTCAAGGAATGTGGAATGAAGACTCTAAGATTGATCCAGATAACTTGCACACTGAGTCTCTTAATATACCTGTTTTGCATTCCAAATATTATGACCTATATAATACTCTGATGCTTCTGAGGAAGAAAGCAGAGCAACAGAGAAAAAATATTAGACACGAAAGATATGAGTACTTTGCAGGTAAAGCCGACCCCGAAGTATACATTGAGAATCCCTTTCCTAAGAAGATTAGAGATAAAGAAACTATGCAGAAGTATCTGGATGCAGATACTAAGCTCTCAGGAGTTTCGTTGAAGATTGAATACTACGATGTAATGTTGAAATTCATCGAAGAAATCCTCAAACAGATAACTAATAGAACATACCAGATTAAGAATGCAATCGAGTGGAGCCGTTTCACAGCAGGTCTAGGTTAATGGAATCAGAAGAAGAGAGTTACTATCACTTGGAACTTCCTATACAGGCAGTTCGTATCATCCATGTAGGTCTATCACAGGCAGTGAGTAAGTGGTCTGGTGGACATCCTCTAGAACAAGAAGATCTGATTACGATGCGTGATCACTTCTATAGAATTATTTTAGAACACCAGTTTGAAAACAGCCAATAAATACATATAGGTTAAGCCTATATGCATGAGCCATTTGATTATCCAAAAGGTAAATGAAGTTTACCTGAAGATAGAAACAGAACCCCATGTTGAACACGAACTGAGAGATCGGTTTACCTTTGAGGTAGAGGGTGCAAAGTTTATGCCTCAATATCGTAGGAGGCATTGGAACGGAGAGATTCATTTGTTCGATATGAGAACAAAGAGAATCTATGTTGGTCTGCTCGATAAGATCATCGCCTTCTGTGAACAAGCGGGATATACATACGAGTTTCTAGACAATAAGTTCTACGGTCTTCCCTTTGAGGTCAATGAGATGATCTCTAAGGAAGGTGTGAAAGACTATATGAAATCACTGACTGGTCCTGATATCAAACCAAGGGACTATCAGATTGATGCAGTGTATGATGCACTGAGATATAACAGGAAACTTCTCATCTCACCTACGGCATCTGGTAAGTCATTCATGATTTACTCTGTAGTCAGATTCCATGTAGGTATGAAGAGAAAGGTTCTACTTGTGGTTCCTACGACATCACTTGTGGAACAGATGTATAAAGACTTTGAGTCTTATGGTTGGGATGCACAGAATCATTGTCATAGGATCTATGCTGGTCGTGAAAGAGTCT